TCTAGACGAAATCATAAAAGAAAATGAATTTTTACCACCCGTAACGGGATTAGGCAGTGCGATTGGCGGCGGAGGAAGTTCTCTCCGCTTAGGTATAGAGGATTCAAGGCTAAGTGGGTTTGCTCACTCCAACGATCCAACATTGCAATCTGTACGAGGAGATATTCAAGAATATCATCAAAAACAAAGAGATAAAAAATTCGAGAAGCAGGCAGAAAGGGACGAAATGACGCAAATGATCGTCGGAGCCGTAATTAGCTCTGTCCTTACTGCTGGTGCTGGCGCATTAAAGAAAAAGCCGTCGGGTCCGAATGTGGGCACGTCTGCTGATGAGGCGTTTGATCTGAATAGATTTGATTCTAATTTGGGCGCCGTGGAAGTCGACGCATCTGGCACCCCAATTGGAGGATACGGAGCTTATGGAGGCGGCACTGCTAAAGCTCCAGCCATGACGACTGCTATCAAACAGATGCGGAATTCCAAAATCGGCGCGTTCGCGGCCGAGGCCTACTCCAACCCCACGGCGGGCAATTTCAAGCGTGACTTTTCAAGAGGCCCTGACTCTGCATATGGCGGGCGAATGTCTGAGTGGCAGCATATGCCAATGGGCTTTAGGCCCGAGCCACAAGGTGCATACGGACCTGGCTTTTCCAAAGGAGCATTTAGCAGTGATTGGGATTGGAAAGGCTCCAGCGTTAAGCCTGGCGTTGAGGTGATTCCCGCCCAAGAATGGCCTTATGACAGGCGCGACGAGCTTGAGAAGAGTTTCATGGAGTTTATTAAAGAACATGAGGCAGGATGGCCAAATCGGGGCGAATATAAATGGCAACGAGGCGGACACATCGATAATATTCCCGCAATGTTAACGGGCGGAGAATTCGTAATGAGTTCTTCTGCAGTCCGAAGGCATGGCAGCGGAGCTCTTCACAAGCTTAATCGCGGAGGAAGAGTTGGTTACCAAGAAGGAGGATTAGTCGGCGATCAGCAATTTGTTCCCGCAGAAGGAAACTCTGCAGACAAAAAACAAAGCGGCACAACAAAATCTGGAGACAGCAACACAACAATCAACATTACCGTAAACAGTAGCACGGGAGAAACGAACACTTCTGCGAATGGCGAGGCAGGAGCCTCTGAAAGAGAAATGGCCGTGAGATTGGCTGACGCAGTCAAGACAGTACTAAAACAAGAAAAGAGAACAGGCGGAATGCTTCGTGATGTGACATCCAATGATCAATAATGAAAAACGCATCACTGTCATACGATCAAAATTTTTACGTTAACGGAACTGGACTTTCTGGAGTTCAGTCCATTAATGGCACGTATGGAGTTTCCGAGCAGTCGATAAATATTGCGGGCCATGGATATGTTAACAGTATTTTGGCTGGCCCATTAGAAGGGCAATTCATAATCAACAGAACATTGATCAATGAAGACGCCTTGTTAAACATGACGGGCGAAAATGCCGCATTTAGCGGAGTTGTCTCGTATAATGCACAAGGGTCTCCGAATACAGGATCTTTTGGTTTTTACAGTGGATATTTAACTTCGTACAGTTTGTCTTGTGAAGTGGGCAATTTGCCAAATGTTTCTACTGAAATTGCCGTTTACGGGGATCTTGGTCCAGGACTGTTGTCTGCCAGCGAAACAGCTAACGCAGGATCAGTTTCAGCGACAGATAAAGCAATAGACGCTCCGAATATGGGAACAATGTCAATTACCTGTGACGAATTAAAAACAAATACGAATCGAATTGTTTCTTTTACTCATGAAATTTCCTGTCCAAGGCAGGCTATTTACGCTTTACCAACAAGCGCGTCAGACACGAAAGCAAAGTTTCCAGTGCAAGTGGATCTTGTGTACCCAATAGAGCAAACAACAAATTTAACTCTTGAAATAGACGATTACCAGACTAAAAATCTATATGACTATTTAACGGGAGTTTATACTGGAGATGTAAATATAGCTATCAACGGCAACGATGGAACAAATTTAGCCACATTTGGCCTTGATAGCGCAAGAATGATCAGTGAATCATTTTCAAGTGAAGTAGACGGAGTCGCGTCAGTCAACATGACTTTTAAAAAATATATTAATAAACGAAGATAATGTCATTTTTAAAGTACGAGGATGTTTTAATAAAGGTAGCGGGCGAAAGTATTTTCGCGCAGTCGGCCTCTATTAATGTGTCTGCTGCAGTGAGTCCTGTGCGGTTGGTTGACGGAACCGTGCATAGATATGCTCCAGCGAATGGGGCCAGAGGGACTTTAAGCTTTAGCCATTATCTTACTGGAAGCCTGGCTAGTTTTCTTGATGTTACTGGGGTTGCAGAGACTGCTGTTGCAGGCAGTTTTGGTGGACTGACATTTAATAATGCTTATTTAAATGGATTATCTTTTGATGTTCAGCCATATGCTCCAATATTAGTTGAAAGTTCTTTTGATTTTTTCGGTTCGTTTTCAAATAATATATCATCTAGTTATGATGCGGAACTTGCAAAAACAAAATATTCTCACGCAATAAAGTCTTTTGTTGCGGGCACGCCCTCTAATATGAACCACACAGCGACTTTTAATTATTCGATGAAAGCAAACAGAGGTCCAGTTTTTCTTGCAGGAGAAGCTGTCCCAACAAGAGTCACTAAGGAGCAGACTGATATAGCTATGTCTATTCGAGGAGATAATATTGGAACTAACATAAACTATGGCGGTGCAGAGGCAAATTTAAAGTGTTCGATATATGATATTAACAATACGTCACCTCTTCAGCATTTTTACTGTAGCGGAAGAATAACAGAACAAGAATTAAACGTAAGTCCTCAGGGGTATCTTGGTGGATCTATATCAGTAATACAAGCACATCAATAATGAATAACATTAACATGAACATTTCTGGTTGGATACCAGCGCATCCTTACAAAAAATTCGATACTGTGTTTTTTAGCGGTAACGGTACGCGGAATGTTACTGGATGTTTTCCGTCTGACTCGGGATATTACTATTGCGAGACGGCGCATACCTCAAGCAACGAAAATACCGCGAAAGCGTCAAACAACGCTCCAACTGGACTGGCCAGTAAGTGGACTCAAGAGTTTTTCTTTAAGCCAGGATATAACTCAAGTGTGGTTTTTCAAGGAGTAAACAATAGAATAGATTTTGGTGATGGATATTTTTCTTTGGTTCCAAAGTCAACGAATAATATTAAAGCTTCGTATAATTTATCATTTGAGGGCAGAACAGATCGCGAAGCAAAAGCAATAGCAAATTTTTTAGAAAGTCATTCCTTTGAGCCTTTAAGCGGGGCAGTGTCGGGTTTTACTGGATTTGTTTTTCAGCCATTTCATCCTTACAATCAAAAAAGTGAACATTTTTGTGATAGTTACGGCTTAGAAAATAGGTTTAATAATGTAAACGATATCAGAGCTGAATTCATAAATGAACATAATAGTTCGACCAAATGGCTGGATAGGTTTATTCCAACTGGTAATACTCAGGGCGTTCCTTGGGAAGCTGGGCAAACTTATTCTATTTATGATACAGTTTATCATAGTGGAGGGGTGCTTGGAACATTAAGCGGGTCGGACGGTTATTATTTTTATACTGGCGAATCAAGCACAACTTCGAGCACTTCAAATGGTCCAGTTGGAAAAAATACACTTTGGACAAATCATGATTTTTTCTTTAAGCCTTCAGTAGTCACAAACTCAAGTGTTCCGATAAGGTTTTCAAAAACTTCATTTAATAATGATTTTACTCAAAGGTTCAATGACGGAATAAATACTGCTAATTTAAAATTAAATGTTATTCTAGAGGGAAGATCAAACAAGGAGGCGGTTGCAATTTCTCAATTTTTGTTAAATAAGCAAGCTTATCATTCTTTCAAGTTTACTCCTCCAGCTCCTCATGATAAAAAATTAAATTTTATTTGCGAAAGCTGGAGACATAGTTATATATTTGACGACAACCATACAATAGAAGTACAGCTAGAACAAAATCCATTAGATTTTTCAAGAAAAGCCAGGGTTTTCAAAACAGCTATTCTTTCCGAGAAAAACGAAATACTTGCTCCGTATCCTGCTGATGGGGAGGATACGGTCGGAATAGATTTTGGAGATTTTATGACTGGGTTTTCTAGTGGGACGGGCCTTTTCTTAATGAACAGCGGAGAACAAACAATAAAATCAACTTTGTCATTATCTGGCATACAGGCCGCAAAAGGTTTGTATAAATTTGCAGACTTGGGAGACAGTAGGATTAGTAACTATTCAGAAAGAAGCTTAACATACAAACTAAATGCTGGAGACAGTGGAAGATTTGAAATAATTTTCTCAACTACTGGGCACACAGGCCAGATAGGCGGAAATGCTGGACTTGGAGCGTCTCCTGGGTCAGCGGCGACGATGAATGTGAGTTTTCATAAAGGAAGGATAATGTATACTGATGAGCCTCAGGTCGGTGGAGTTAAGTATAGCGCCTTGACGGTGTCTACAGCAGACGAGTTTTCGTTTGATGATCCAAGTGGAATTTTAAAAATAGATCTATCAGGTGAAGCAGTTCACGATAAGGCTCCTGGGATTCCGACAAGCCTTAAAGTCGCGCAGGTTCCAGGTGCTTTGGCTATCACTGGGTCCTGGGGATTGTCCGATCCAGCAACCGCAACTGGGATTTCAGTGGCTTATTCAACCGAGCCAAACGAGACAATCTTTCAAATGGTTTCGAATCCCCGACCGCAGAAAGGCTGGATCAAGGTCTCAGATACTCAATATTTAGCAACTGGAATGCCCACTGGAACAACAGAATTCAGACACGAGCCCGTAACCCCAGATACTAATTATTATTATAAAGTTACCGCGTCCAACATGGATATTGTTGGAGTCGGAACTTCTGTTGAAAGGACTTTTGCCACTTGCGCATATCATGAAAATTATGCAGCATGTCCAACAGGAGCAGTAGTAACAGAAAAGGCGCCAATTACAGTGAATGTTGATTCTCCTGATCATATTCTTTATCATGTTAATATTAGTGGCGAAGCACAGAAAGCATTGAGCGACTTGGGCTCTAGTAATTTTGACAACTATTCTGGAATACATTTTATAATTGGGGATGATACGAAAATTGTATCAACAGATCCTTTAATTCCAGCTTTGGATACTGGGGAAATTCTTACAAAAACCGACGGAGCAACAAGGCTTAAGCTAAGAATAATTTTGGGTAAAAATGCCCAGATAGTAGGCGCAGGAGGTAAAGGCGCAGATGCTCAAAGCCAAACCGATGGATCTTTTGCGTATTCAAGACAGCTCACTCCTTCGGCCAGACCAGGGGCAACAACAGATGCGCTTACCATAAGTCAAACCAGCCTAGGGCTGTGTCATGAGTTGCAAGGTACTGGGCCTCTTGCTACACGGGCAATGTCGGGGCTTACCGAGGGGAATTATCTGCTTCCTGGCGGAGATGGCGCTGTTGCGACCAACACAGAGCCTATTAACGGGGAAAATGGCGGCATTGCCTTGGGTGTACGCGGTGGGTACGCAGGGCAAGAAATAGAAATAAGCAACGACGATGGATATATCGTTGGTGGCGGCGGAGGAGGAGGCCAAGGAGGAGTTAGATGGAGCAACTTAATTGGCTTACTCGATCAAAAAGAAGGAGATGAGAGAAAATTTAATTCTTATTTAAGAATGAAAGTTGATGCCGTTGACCATACTAAGCCTTCTCTTAAAGAGCTTAGGGCTGGTGGAGCTGGTGGTGGAGGAGCGGGATTCAGGGCAAACGATGCCGAAGGCAGCAAGCTGGAGACTGCCGCAGGCGGAAAACGCTGCCTAGTTGTTTTGCGATACAAAAACAAAGCAATTGAAACAAGCGATTGGATCGGAACGTTTTCGGTGGTTAATACTAGGCCTTCCCAAAATGGAGAGAATTCACAAATAGGATTGGTCACTGATCTTAATAAATCTGTAAAGAGAGCTTCTCACGGCGGAGACGGCGCCATGAAGACTAGAGTTAATAATTCGGAAAGAGGCGAGATAGCAACCATGAACGTGTCGTGCACAGAGGTTAAATGGGCGTCCGACAGCGAATATCAAAGAAATGCTGGCGGCGTTGGTGGTGCTGGAGGAGGGTTTGGCGTCGACGGACAAAACGGCGAACACCCGCAACACGGAATGCCTGAACGAAATGGGCTGCAGGACGGCGTCACGCCGATAGGCGCCGAGCCAAGAAACTATGGATATGGAGGAAGCGGCGGATTATGTATAGAAACAAGCGGATGTGACCTGAGGTTTTTGTCATCTAACAATATTCCCTCGAGTGGATTGAGCATAGCTGGAGGACATAGAACCGCGACAGACGCAAAAAGCTCCGAGCTTTACAGAAACACAATTGGCATTGGGCAATATCTTACCGCGAGAAACAGCGGCGCGGCGAATGTTAAGGAGGTTGATGACCCAAGGACATTGGGCTACATGAGCGGAATACATAATAACGGCCCCAATGAATCTCAATATGTTATTGCAACAGAAGAAAGTTATCCCGCATGGAAAGCTTTTAACCAGGAAATTCACCCAACTAGCGCTGGCGGGGCCGCAACAACTGTTGATGGTCGAGCGGATTATTGTTCCTTCACGGGAGGAGCGTGGGCGTTATGGGGTCATCCTGAGTTTAATGAGGAACCTGGTCTATACACAACCTTCCCTTATTATTTGGTTTATGATTTTGGATTGGGGAATTCAGAGACTGCGCAAAGCTATAGCATTGCCAGCGTAGGCGCAGATTTAAAGTATTATCAAAAGGGGTTACAGAGAAAATATGCGATGAAAAAGTCGCACGCTCCGAGCGAGTGGGAGCTGCAGGCGACAAATATCAGCAACGGTCAAAATCGGGGCGGTGAACCTACGCATGATAAGGACTGGGATATTTTAGATAAACAGGTATCCTCTCCTGTATTGCAGAGCACTTCCGCTCACGGAATGCAAATTGTCTCTCATTTTCCCCATAATATAGGGAAATCCGCCCAAGAAGGGAAAGATGATCCCACTACCAAGGATATCTCCGTGCCTGGCCTAATCAGGTCTTATCCAATAGTCAATACAACAGCCTATAGATATTATAGGTTAAAAATAATTAAAGCCGATAAACAGTCTGGATACGGCAGAGAGACAGTACCAAATGATCATACACAGCCCGACATAGGTTACGGCGCAAAAGGTTTGTTTGGGAGGCACGCCAATTGTAGAATAGCAGATTTCGGTCTAAGAGGAAAAAATAACAGCTACGCTGGACTCGTATCAATAAGAAATAAATTTATTTAACACAAAATGCCAATAGATGACAAAAGAAATCAGTTAATAGTTCCAGCTTTACCAACTGGCGTAACCACTTATAATTTCCAAGATCAACTCCATGATCTGGAGGCAACTGCTATTATTGAGTTGTTTGAAGTTAATGCTAAAAAGTATGGCCTGGGCATCTATAGATTTCATCCTGGAAAAGTTATAAACGGAGATCTTTCGCATGGCGGAAAAACTTATAAATCAATTCCAGTAGAAATAGAGGAAATGGAAACCAAGGGAGACGGAACGCTCCCTCGGCCAAGATTAAGAATTGCAAATGTTGATGGTTTTATTTCTGACATTATAAACGGCAGGGATGATTTTGTTGGACTTCGTTTTACAAGAAAAAGAATCTTTTTGAAATATTTAGATGCAGTTAATTTTTATAACGGAGAAAATCCTTTTGGTGATCCTGATGTTAATGCAAGGTTTCCTGATGATAAGTTTATAATTAATCAAAAAATAGTAGAAGACAAGGATGTTGTAGAATTTGAGCTTGCTTCGGTATTGGAGATGGATACGGTAAAGATTCCGAGCAGGCAAGTTATCAGTAATTATTGTTCATGGGTATACAGAGGGCGTGGGTGCAACTACGGAAATAAGAATGCTTTTCCTGTAACCCTATTTGAGACGGCAGCCGACGAGCAATTCATTGGGGTGCCAAAAGCTGACGCTAATGATAAAATTTTCAAAAGTTCAGTCGAAAAAGGCGGACATGGCTTTTCGACGGCAGTTAACGTCGCGTGGAATAAATATGTTTTAGACGGAAATGGCGACGCACACGAAAGAATTGGTTTCTTTCATGATTCTGGGTCGTATAATTCTACGGGAATTTATTTAAGCGGTGACGTTGTCACTGTGAGAGGCGTCGATGTTTCAGACGATGATTCAACTAAAGGGGACCCGAATATTCAGTTGTATTTTGTCGCAAAACCAACTGGAAGATTTGTTACAAAAATTGCAGACGAGCCATCTGTAGAGTTTATTCATTATAACGTTTCTGGCAGTGATCCAACGCTCGACAAATCAAATTGGGTGCAAGATCAGTGCAGTAAGACAATTAGCGGATGCTTGTTAAGGTTTGACGGATGTTCTATGGGGTTGCCTTTTGGGGGATTCCCTGGAACGGACAAATTCGGTTATTATTAATAATGTATGACCTTAATTTTATTCAAAAATTAATTAAAGCTCACGCTGAATACGAACAAGAAAACGAATGTTGCGGATTAATTGGCTTGAACAAAATGCAAGAGTTGCAGGTTGTCCCGTGTAAAAACGTTTGCTTTGATAAGAAGAGGTATTTTGAGATTTCGCCAAAAGCTTTTATTGAAAAGAGCGAAGGCTTAGAGGTCGTTTCTATTTATCATTCTCATTTAATTTCCAGCCCAAGGCCTTCTAAGTTTGATAAAGAATCCTCCGAAAATTGGTGTTTACCTTTTTATATTTACAGTTTAAAGACGGAAAGTTTTTACCTCCATTTTCCAAAAAGCTATAAAATTCCCGCATTGGAAAATAGAACCTATATGCCTGATTTAAGGAACTGTTTTCGTTTTGTGGTGGATTACTACATGACAAAGGGGCTTGCGTCCTATTTTGATTTAAATTTCGCCTTGACGAAAAAAGGACAGGATTATACAAAGGAAACCATGAATATGATCAAAACTTTCGCTAAAAAAAATAAATTTAAAAAAATTTCAAAGGAAGATAGTATAAAAAAACATGATTTAATATTATTTGAGATTGACGGATTCTTTTCCCATTTTGGGGTGTTTATAGGAGATGATCAATTTTGGCACCACGAAGGGGGGTTTATTTCAAGGAAAAATTATTTAGATAGCCAGCATATGGAAAGAATTCATTCTATTTATCGATTAAACTAGTGTATACAATACTAAGGAATGAAGAAGGTTTTTCTATACGGCGAGCTAGGGCGGCACCTTGGGAACGAGTGGGAGCTGGAGGTTGACTCTGTGCAGGAAGCTTTATGGGCTATTGAGGCAAACACTGGTAAGCTAACCAGCTTTTTTCGCGAAAATGAAGAAAAATTCGGTCATTACACTTTCAGGGTAAACGATAAAAATTTAACAAATAAAGAGGAACTTGAATCGAACCTTCCTGCTTCAATTGAATCAATTCACATTATGCCCCAGATCGCTGGAGGCGGGATTGAGCAAATATTGATTCAGATTGTAATTGCTGTTGTCACTGGGCTAATAATGCAGGCATTATTTAAGCCCCCTAAGCCAAAAGAGGAGAGAGAAACAAAATCGTATCTTTTTGCTGGCGCAACAAACACCGCAGCACAGGGAATTCCAGTTCCGCTGGGTTACGGAAGATTAAGGGTCGGGTCTGTTGTCGTATCGGCGGCACTTAGACACGAGCAAATGTATGAGTTTGATCCAACAAAAGGCCAATCTGATTTCATAATGGGAGTGGCAAAGGAGAAAGTTGCGACATAATATGTCTGAAAGCGTAAACAATGCAGAAAGGAGGTCAGTTTCATAATGCCAGGCGCGGGGCTTAAGTTCACAAAAGCAGGTTTTAGTATGGCGGCGTACCGAGCGGCGGAGCGCAAAAAGATTCTTAATGAAATATACGCAGGAGCAGGGACTTATACTCCGCCAATACGTAAAGACTTAGATTCATCTGAAGTGGGCGACAACAAAACGGAATATTTAGAATCTGCAAGCTCTATCTCGATAGTAGACTTAATTTCCGAGGGCCCTATAGAGGGATTTTGCGACGAAAACGGAGAAACTTTAAATTTCTTTTGGACGTCAAACAGGGAATCTAATACTTCCTTCCTACAGTCAGTGCTTTTGGACGAAACTAAAGTTTATAACCCAGATTCTGATACGTTTAATTTTAAAGTTTTTGATTTAGATTTTAGGGAGGGACAAGAAGTTCAAGAGCCTCTTGGCGAGGACTACTCATATGCCGCGCAAACATCGGAAAAAAATATAAGGTTAATTCCGTCAAACACTACTAATCCATCAGTAAGATCACGTTTAACCATTGCGGAAGGGGGCTTTAAAAGGGGGAGGGAGAGGCTAGCGGACTGGGATGGGGCGAAGACTCAACGTGATGTTCATCAAGAATTTAAAAAAGCCGAAAGAAACTGTTTTCCGATTACTCATACAATTGTAAATCCTTTGGTTGAGATTGTTTCCGTTAATTTGCAAATTAATGTTTTATCTAGGCTGAAGGTTGGAAAAAGAAGTAGTCAAACCGTTCCCGAGGAGGTAACTTTTTTAATTTTTGTCGGGAATGAGTCAGGGCAGGGATGGGACAGTGCGGGTAAAATGCCTAATCCTCCTATTTATCAGGTTACTGAGCC